TTTGCGCTGTGATTGCATCGGTTACCACAACCGCTTCACACACAATATTTTGTGCCATGGCAATATCAAACGCGGTTTCCCATTCACCCGCCGCATTACGAGGCATGGCAACCGCCGTCCAGTTGGTATCCGCATTGGAACGAGCCGCATTAATCGCCGTTTTCATCTTGCTAGCATTGACACCCAATGCATCATCCAAGTCTGTGGTTTGGTCAAGGTATAAGACCTCACCGCCGTTTTTACCTGCGTGACCAAGGTAGAGAAACTGGCATTCAGGCGTTGTAAAATCACCATTGCCGCTATCTACACTACTGACACTTACGCTACCTAAAGCCATGTTAATTCCTACCTTTTGCTAGTTCTGCTTTAACGACATCAAATGCCATTGCTTTTACCCATTTAGCATCATTGGAAAAAAACTCACGGGCAGGTAATTTAACTTGCCACGTCTTCTTCCCTTGTCGCTTGTTGTTCAAAGTGTAAAGAATCCCTAATGCACGCCACTTGGTGTAATTTTCAACAATCCAAATTCGACTTACTGGCTTCTCTACACCACTGCTAGTTTTTCGTTTAAAACCTAGTCTAATCATTGCGTCTGCTTGCTCCATTGACGCTTCGTCTTCTTCCCATTCTCCCCTACGCTTTTCACTCATAGGTTTTGAATGCATGGTGATGGTTTGGCCTTCTTGGTGTGCTCTGGCCATTTTCCCCATCACCTCATTTTTAAATCCAATGGAGACAGCATTATCTTTTGTCTTTTGGCGAATGTTTGAGCCTCTTACAAAGCCACTTAACATCTTGCCTTTTTTGGTTCGCGTCTTATGCCGATCAGTAAACGATCTACCATTCACATCACTTTGTTTACGTACATTTTTACGAGACTGTTTTTTTACTTCACGGCCCATTTGACCCAATGCCCGTTTACGCCTTTGTGGGGGTAACATCATTAACTGAAGCTCTGCCACCAAAGCACTTTCACCCACCCAGCTTGAACGTACACCACTATCAGCTGACATGAATTCCAATCACTTCACTGGACTCAGCCACATCATGTTCAGGCTCTTCTAAGGCCCACGTCCTACCACAGTATTCAATGGGGCCACCTTCGCTTTCAGTGATATAAACGTCTTCTTCAAATTGCAGCGTTAACTCAATATCTGCAATGTCATCATTGATAAGGTCAATGGTAATATTGGGGGAACTATCGCTTAACTCTTCTCTATCATCGTTATCAGCCAACCAAGTGAGCAAACGCGCATTAAAAAGCTCAATGGGGTATTTTCGATAGGTGTAACCTTCAATTGAAAACACGGCCCTGTATTCCATTGTGTGCAATAAAACGCGATTACCTTCATATGATCCACGCGTTTGAAGCCTGATATTCTCCACCCACGTTTCAAATTTTTGATAGTGTTGCAGTGCTAAGAAAGCACGTAAAAGCCCCATTTTTTTCATATCAATGACGCTCTAAAACCAGAGGCAGAACCACTTTTAGGTAAAGCACCGCCCCCTTCTGCAACGTCCATAATGCCCTTACTAATTATGTCTATAAGGTTATTGGCATCAGCAATCCAAGGTGTTCTTATTGCCTCTGCTCGTTCAGCTTGAATATCAGCCGCTTTCTTAGCATTCACGGTTTCAAAATATTTCATTAAAGCGTTACGGGCGTAATGCATCACCGCGCTTTTATAAACATCAATCAAGCCTGAATCGAAGGCTTCCAAGGTTTCAGCAACCACAACGCTTTGTAGAATCAACACAAAATCCGTTAGTTTGTCATTCACCTGGTACATTGCATTTTTAAGTTCAGAACAAAATATTTTCTCGTTGTACTCACTGGGTAAACGATAGATTTCAATAAATGTCTGAACCGAAATATCAGGAAAAAACACATGTGAGTTTTCAACAATAACCGTCGATTCATTCGCGCTTGTTAATCCGTTTAAACTCACGTTACTTACTCCTAATATCTTGAATAAAGCACAGGACAATTGGCTTATGGTCATTGCTATAAATAACTATGCCTCAGCCATTGTCTGTACCCAACGGGGAACTTTTTATTCAATAACTACTCAAGACCAAGCTTGGCTTTGAGCTTTGGAATTATCTTTGCTGCACCTGCCCGACTGTTAATGGACATGGCTTTTTCATAGTCAGCAAGGGCCGCTTTGTCTTCTCCCATAGCCTCAAAATGCTTAGCTCTCATCATGTACATCATGCCGTTAACCAACACAGGTAATTTCCATTTATCTGCTTCAAGAACTTTAATCACATCGCCTAAATATGGCCCTGCGGATTTATGCTGTTCTAATTGTTTTGCAGCCCACTTGTAGACTTCATCACAAATAAAAGTCTGTCCTGAAGACTTAAATCGCATTGGCATTTTGTGGATATTCTGAGCAATTAAATGAAGAGCTAGAGGAACCGCTTTATCAATATCTTCCAAATCGAATAACCAAATCATGAACCAGATTGCCACGCTGTTTGGATACTTAGCTTTGCTTTCAACATAGCCACTTACAAAGGGTTCAATGCGTTTACAGGCTTCGGCTTTATAGGGTTTTCTTTCGTCGATATCATCAATGCTACGAATCGTTTCTAAACACTGCTCAACAATGGCTTTATGAGTTTCAAGCTCTGGGTTGCCCTTGCTTTCACCTTCATCAAACTTAGATTTAAGCTCTTGAATATCGTCATCATGTCCATCAGCACGGTTTTCTAAATCGCTCACATCACATTGAACAGAATCTAAATCATCACTCAATTCACCAAGGGATTTATCAAGCTTTTCACTGACTTCGGATAACTCACCCGCTTGGCTTTCTAAGCCTTCGGCCAAATCATCTTTAACGCCTTCCACCTGATTTTCTAATTCACCCACATCATTTTGAACAGAACCCAAATCATCAGCCAATTCACCATGGGACTTTTCAAGCTTTTCACTCACTTCGGATATTTCACCTGCTTGGGTTTCTAAACCTTCGGCCAAGTCATCTTTAACACCTTCAACCTGATCTTCTAATTCATTTAACTGATCAGTGGGGTTAGCTTTTTTTTCTAGCTGTAAACGCTGGCGAAATTTAGACACGGATTTAGTCGGTGCCTTTGATTCGGTTTTATTCTGGGTAACCGCCTTATTTGTAGCATTAAGCTTTTCAAGCTTTTTTAATTGGCGTCGCTTTAATAGGTTCATCTAACATCCATTTACTTTTATCAATGGTGGGTTTAATCAATGGCACTCAGAAAAACCAAGTGCCATTTGTTAAACCAACTGAGGTTTAATATTTTTTAGGCTGGAACGAATTTAGTAACCTTGCCAATCACACCAATTGCTTCCGTTTCTTCTACAACGTAATCAACATTTTCAGAGTTATAATCTTCAACACGGCTTCTTGAAGGATTGTCTTTGATATGACGACGTAATGAGCCTTCTTGAATATAAATAGAAAGGTTTTCAGGATAGGTAACGATTACCAGACCAGAAGGGAAAAACGGCGGAGTCATAGACTTTAAGCCTGCAAAAACACCCACCACACGCTCATCATTTACCACCATTTTTTCAGAGGCTTTATCACCATTAGCTGCCAAAGTCGCAAGACGACTATCACTCATCAAATCAGATGAGATATAAGCAACCAATTCTGAATCATCACGTAAATATTCAGGAATCAGTTGTTTGGCGCTTTCAACTAATACATCAAGATTTCGAACATCTGCATCAGCATGGCCATAAGTCACACCATCTTCATCAATTTGAGCGGGCGCTTCTTCACGTACTTTTTGTAACCACCCTTTGTTTACATCTTCACCGTTTGGATACGTTGATTTATCCGTTTCAACAGCAATAGATACACCATGCCAACCAATACGAATACGATCATCTGTCATGGCTTTACGGTAAACAGAAGCATATTGTTCAGCGTAATTTTCTGGGGTACGGTTTCGCCATTTATCCAATTTTGAATAATTAAGATGCACATCAACTTCAGTAAACTGGCATTCATAGCCCGCTTTACTTTCATTAACGACACTTGTTGTTGTGCGCTCGTTAGCATCTGTATTGGTGCGTTTTGTCAGCAGACCAGAAACAGACAAACCAACCTTTTCACCTTTAATCTGATCTACAGGTTCAATATTGATCATGCCAATGAACCAAGCACCATTCTCAGATGCCTTTTCATACAGACGTTGCTGAACAGAGGGTTCAACGTCGAACTGCTCACCATTAGAAGCACCACTTACTTCAAATACGCGGTTTAAATATCCTTTTAACTGCGCTCTACCTTTTACTGACAAAGAAGTCTTAGCCATTTTTAATACCTATTTTAAAATCTAATTTTTAACGTCTCCCCAAACGCCTAACGAATCACACTATTTCGAAGCTTTCCCCTGCTTCACCTGTACTTTTTGGCGGCACTTCACCTGCATCTTTTAAGGCTTCAGCTAGGTCACTTTCAATTTTTTCAAACTTAGCGCCCATTTCTTTAAAAGACAGATTCTCTTTTTTTAGGCTGGTAACTTGCTCTTCTAAGGATTGAATTTTTTCACTAAATTCATTGCCTTGATCATCATTAGTTTCATCATCTTTTTTGATTAATCCATCTAACTGTTTTTTAAAGCCGTTCAAGTCACCTTCAATTTTTTCTAATTTCTTTTTGTATTCGCTACTCATTTCTTCTTCATCCTGTTTAGGGGGATTTTGGTCATTAAAAAAACGTTTAAAAAAGCCCGGACGTTTCGCCACTTCTTCTGCAAGCTCTTCATCTGTTTGTTCATTATCAAAATTAAGTTCAATGGCTTCTTCAATTGCAAATACATGAATAAACTTTTGCGACTCATCTTTACTAAATTTAAGCTGGCTAGTACCAAGGCTGGCGGGTGTGTCGGTTATTGCAAGGTGTGATAAATAAGCTTTACCCGTCTTTGCAAAATCTGTCTCAACCTTAATACTGGTAAAGAGTTTTTGACCTTCTTCATTTAGATCAAGCAACAAGCGATTTGGCTTAATACGCGCAAATAAGCACAGGCGCTTCTTTTTATCTTTTTCAACTTTAACTTCTATGACTTGCCCATAATTTCCCCACCAAGAATAATGATCAGGAAATATACTGGCGGTGTATTCGTCCATGTCGTAAGTATCCGCAATATCTGTTAACCACTGCGTTTCAATCTCACGACCATCTATTGTTGGCCCTGCGGTTGCTACTTTGAACCAAGTCGATTTTGCCGCCATTTGAATTCCCTGCTATATGTTAAAAACTATCTGAGAGCACAAAAGATAAGCCTCTAAACAAACTGTTTCCAGCGGGTAAAATCCAACAAATTGCGATTTTTCACTTATCGCAACTTTCTGTATTTATTAGAGTTATTCCCCATGGTCTTGGCCGCTAGTATTGCGACATGGCCCACTCAAAAGACACGATAGATAGAGCAAAAGAACTTTTCATCAACGCCCACAAACCGGACGAGATAGCCTCACGCCTCAAGGTTTCTGAACGCACAATATTCAATTGGATTAATAAATTTGATTGGGAATTACTGGTTATAAAAGAAACCCCTGAAATGAAAATAGCCCGTCGAATTGGGGTTCTTTCAGACAGGGAAAATAAGACAAAAGAGGAAGTATTAGAGCTAAATTCTCTGTGTAAAATGTTTGGAGGCTTGCAACAAGATCTAGCCAAAGCCGAAAAGATCTTGTCAGAAGCAAGAGCCATAGACAGAGGTGAACCCGAAGCGGTGGCAGGCGCCCAAAGTAAAAACAATCGACGTAATAACAGAGGTAAGAAAAAAGCTGATAAGAATGATATTAGTAATGTCGATTTAGATACGTTTGATACGTGGGCTGCTGATAACCTTTTTGAATACCAAGCACTTTGGCGAGCCGTTGCACAAGACCCGGTCTTAAAACGTAACCGCTTTATTCTTAAAAGCCGCCAAGTGGGTGCAACTTATTACTTCGCTTGGGAAGCCTTCGAAGATGCCGTAAAAAATGGTGAAAACCAAGTTTTCTTGTCTGCATCAAAACCCCAAGCTCAAATATTTAAAGGTTATATTCAAGCCTTCGCCCGTGAGCATTTAGACCTTGAGTTGAAAGGTTCGGATAAAATCGAACTCTATAAAGACGGCAAGCTTTGGGCCACGCTTTACTTCTTATCAACCAATTCCAGCACGGCACAGGGTTACCACGGTCACCTATATGTAGACGAGGTATTTTGGATTCATGGTTATGACAAGTTGCAAAAACTTGCCAGTGGCATGGCATCCCAGAAAAAATGGCGACGCACTTATTTTTCAACCCCCTCTTCATTACAACACCCCGCTTATGATCATTGGAGCGGTAAGAAGTTTAATAAAAACCGCACCAAAAAACTTGAAATAGACCTAACAGATAAGACCTTAAAATTAGGCTCATTAGGTGCCGATAAAATTTGGCGTCATCTGGTGACGGTTGAAGACGCAGAGCGCATGGGCTGTGATTTATTCGACATTGCAGAACTTAAAGCAGAGTACAGCAAAGCCGATTATGAAAACTTGTTTTGTTGTCAGTTCGTCGATGATAACGAAAGCATCTTTCCGTTTAAGACCCTGCAAAAATGCATGGTTGAAGCATTCAGCAAATGGACAGATGTTGATTTTGACTGTGACACCCCTAGCGGCAACCGCCCCGTTGCGATTGGTTACGACCCTAGCCGTGTTCGTGATAATGCCGCACTTATAGTGGTTGAAGTGCCTTTGCACGCTGGCCAAAAATGGCGAGTGATAGAGACCCAGCAATTTAAAGGTATTACCTCTGAATACCAAGCCGCACGTATAGCAGAAGTATACGA